GTCTTGATGGTGGTAACTAACATCATCGTGGAGGTGCTGAAAAAGCTGACCTGGGGGAAGCTACCCACAAACGTCCTAGCTTTTGCTGTGGCTATGGTGGTGACGCTGCTGGCGTTCTTTGCCGCCTGCCAAATCATGGGCGTGGCCGTGATATGGTACATGGTGGTGGCCGCTATCATCCTGGGCGTGTTCGTGGCCTATGCCGCTATGTTTGGTTTTGATAAACTGAAGCAGACCTTGGAGCAAATCAACGGCATCAGGCAAAATAAATAACGGGTCGCACTCTTAACAAAGATTAGCGCACCCGTTTGGCTCAGATCAGTACCAGCACCAGTACCAGCACCTAAAGCCCCAAAAGTACCCATTTTTGCCTTGTCCGGCATAAACTGAACGCAACAAAAACCCGCCGAAAGTCCTTGAAACACAAGGCTTTCGGCGGTTTTTCTACTGGCACGCCCGAAGGGACTCGAACCCCCAACATTCAGAACCGGAAGCAGAACGTTAGAAAGCCGGTATCATTTATGGCGCAGCAGGTTACGAGTTGGACGCATACTGAGTACCAGCGGATTTACCAGCACTCCCATCCAGCAGGGCGATTCCGGCGTGGAGGACGCCCTGATTTCGGTGCGTATAGATGTTTGCAGTGGTGCTGATATCGCTGTGTCCCATCAGCTCCTTGGCCACATTCAGCGTAACTCCGGCCCGCTGGAGATCTGTGCAGAACGTGTGCCGCAGACAGTAAGGTGTCAGATCAGGAGCCACTACAGACTGAATGATCTGGTTACGGTACAGTTCCGCACCCAAGTAAATGTCAAGCTCCCGTTTGAAGCCTGTCCACATCCGGCGCAGGCTGTTTTCATTCTGCCGGCCTCCGCTGCCGGTCGGAAAGACCGGGCTGAACGGCTTGCCTCTGGCCGCCAGAAGTCTCGGGCGCAGCTGGGAGTGTATCGGGATATCCCTGATACCGGCGGCGGTCTTAGGACCCTTGATCGCCGTCGAGCCGCTTTCCTTGGCGGCATGGATATGAATTTCATTGTGTTCAAAATCAACATCGGCCCACGTCAGTGCCGCCGTTTCACCAGGGCGCATCCCGGTATAGAGCAGTGTGAGGACCCACAGACCAGAGCGGGAGGTTTTGGCCACCTCCAGCACAGCGGCACGCTCTTCATCGGTGAGGGAGCGGTGGGAGCCGGTGGTGGTCGCCGGAAGCTCCAGCAGCTCCGCCGGGTCATAAGTAATAAGCCGGGACTGCCTGGCCCGCTTGAACAGCTCCTGGAGAACTATCCGCACTTTCTTTGCGTGAGAGCTGGACATACCCGCCTGCTCATTCATGATTTTTTGCAGGTGGATATCTTTCACATCCTTCAGCTTCAATCGGCCGATGCGGGGCTTGATGTACTTTTCGTATTTCTCCCGGTACATGCCCAATGATTTAGGGGTTAGCCCTTTGGGCTTCTTGTAGGTGACAAACCACTGTTTAAACCAGGCGTCCACTGTCATGGAACCGCCAATGGCCTCAGTTCCCCTTTTGGCAGCGGCCAGCTTGTCTGCCAGCTTGGTCATAGCTTCCAGCTCAGTCGTGCCATAGGCTTCATACTGCTTGCCGTTATACCGGGCTGTTTTGCGGATGTACTCCCCTTTAGGCATTGCTGCTCCCCCTCTCGTTTCCCATCCCATCATCATCCATCGTATAGATCACTTCCGGGCAAAACACCAGGTCGTTTTCGTCCGAGGAATTTTGAGGCGGCTTTTTCAGAGAGGCAAGGTAAATCCGGGTGACGTCATCCCGCCCATGGCCGAGCAGCTTGGACACGGACTTGCGGGCCTGGTAGGGGTTGGGCTGCTTCTGGATGAAGCCCTTGTACCACTCAGCGGCACAGGTATGACGCAGGCCATGGAACGTCATAGGCTGGTCAGAATTTTTATCCTGGGCGAAGGGACGGTACAGGTAGATAAACGCTTGGAGGGCCTTGATTGCTGTGTGGGTCTGCTGGTCGTCCGGGACAAACAGCTTATGGCCCCGGGGCGTCTGCTGGAGGTGGAACTGGAGCCGCTGAACCAGGAGCGGCGTCAAGGGGACGGTCCGCACCAGCCCGCCCTTGCCCTTGATGGTAATGGCGTTTTCTTTTATGGCCCTGGCCGCTGTGGCGGTATCAATGCGGAAGCACTCGTGGATCCGCAGCGCGGCATAGCGGCCCAGGCAGAGAATCGTTATATAGTCCTCTCGCCCCAGCTCCAGAGCGCAGGCCTGCATACGGCTGAACTCTGCCAGACTCCAGGTCCGGTCTACATCGCCAAAGGTGCGCCGTTGCAGAAGCAGATCGGCGTTGTCGGGTAGCTCGTAGCGGGGCTGCTGGATCAGGTCGTGGAAGAAGCGAATAGCGGAGAGGTCGGTCTTGATGGTGGAGGCGGATTTCTCTTGCTCCTGAAGATAGGTCACATAGGCGTAAATATGTTTGGGCGCAATGTTGGCCAGGCGTTCCAAGTGGAACTGTTCGGCCAGGAAACGGCAAAAGCGCTGCATTGCCTCATAGTAGCGCTGCCGGGTGCGAAAACTGCCCTGCCGGTTGTGGCGATGCAGTTTGTCCAGTTGGGTAAGGAGATTTTGATAATGTTTTGACATAAGTACATCCTTTCTGTAAAAAGGACGCAGCTTGCCCATTGGCGGCGGCCAGCCGTTTCTGACTGTTTTCCGTCAGACCTCCCGAAGCCGGACCACGCCAATGATGTCAAAACCCTTGGGGCGCAAGCGTCTATGGACCGGGAGTGGCCGATTTATAAAGACTGTCTCTGTTGGCAAAGAAGTTCAGTAAGATCACCGCATACCCGCCTGCAGGCGAGTGGGAAAGAGCTTCCCGCGGCAGACGCATGACCTTGGGCAAGGCGCGGGAACCCCGCAAGCGTCCGTGGCCCTGTCCCCAGCAGTTGGACAGGAAGATTGGAACGAAGGCCCCGCCCTGCTGGCGGCGGGACCGGCCGGCTGTCAGAACCGGCCTGGGGAAACGATAATTTTTCATAGCGATTCAATAAACTCCTTCCCTCGTTTTCCCTTGGCGTCCTGGGGTGACAGGTCCCAGGCCGTTGCGCTCTCGCGCCGGGTGCAATCTGATTTTTAGACGCAAAAACGCCTGAAAACAATTCTCTTGCTTTCAGACGTCATAAGTCTTTGATTCAGTTGTTGAACCTATCGGACCAGGCCGAATGTCGTAAGATGGCGCTGTCTCCAGCGTCTGTCAAATCTCAGAGGGCATAATAACACCCCAGAGCAAACATCTGACCTGAAAAAATCTTACCTAAAATCAACTGGAGTATAGCACCGTCAAGGTACTGCGTCTAGTTGAAGTTTCTTCTACACTGGTGTTACACGGATACTGTGCCCGTAGAAACGGAGCGTCTGGTACTGTCACATGCAGAGTACCACAACGTCCGCAAAAAGTCAACCTCAGCCGAAGCTGCAAAAAAATAGGTAGGGGCATAGTACCCCCATAACGTACAATCTTCCGGAGTCGTTGGCCACAAGGCCAAGTCCTCCATCACAACGTGTGCAATGCCGGTCCCTGCCTGCTCATAGGCCAACGGCCTACCCCGGCGTTTCACCAGGAGCGCACATAGAATCAATTACGCTTTCTTTTATACCACAATATATTGTGGTTGTCAATGGGAAATTTCTATATTTCGGATATTAAAGGCCGTTGCAGTCTGGCCGAGGGCGCACTATCCCCCTCGTCTATACCATTCCTCCCTAACTTACTCCGCCCTAACTTACTCCGCCCTAAAATACAATCTTAGCTTATCAGGTAGCTCTGGCGGTGTCTAGTTGAGGATTTTTCAACCATGTGCCCAAGTTGGGCACATGGGGGGATATCCAGCTTTTGATTTACTGGGAGCCGGAGGAGACAGAAAAAGAGGAGTGGGAACAATTCACTCCTCTTGACAAATATGAAATCTGGGCTATAATGATAAGCAGAAAGGGCAGTCAACCGGGGCCTAGCCGGTTGGCGGTCAATCTCCAACAAGTTTATAGCTTGAGAAAATGCCGCTTCCTTGCTGTCGCCTAGGTGGCGGCTACTTCTTTAGGTGCCGTCCGATGGTGATTCCCAAAGTGATCGCCGCAATAATGAGCAGATGTAATGCTATGACGTCGCCTGCGCTCATCGGCCTCACCTCCTGGGTCTTGCTGGTGGATCGGCCCCGCCCTTTCTGGATAGACAGTATAGCAGTATTTGACAAAATTCGCAAGGTACAAATAAGACAGGCACCTCTCCGGTCATCTGGAGAGGTGCCTGTTTCTGTGTTGTGCCCAACTTGGGCACATTTATTTTTTGCCCTGTGTGGCTAGAAAGTCTATAAACGTCATTACTTTCTCCTGCTCCTCAGGAGACAAACTGTTATATCTCATGACCAAATAAGGTTGATCCTGGATTGCCAGATTCTTGGGCCCCGTCTCCCCCAGCAGCTCGCTGGTGGTGATCCCCAGGTACTGGGCCAAGAGTTGGACCTTTTCTACCGAGGGGATATTACCACGAGTTTCTATCTGACTGAGTAGACTCTTGCCAGCACCGCTTTCTGCACATGCAATAGTTGGTTTAACACCCCTTAGTTGGCAGTACATCTTGACATTTTGCACAAAAAGCCGTTTGTCCAAGGGGTATCACTCCTCTAAAAAAAGAAATAGGCAGAATCAACATATATCCTGAAATTTTAGAATATCTATTGACAATCCGAATTTTCAGGTTTATGATTTAGGCAAGAGTTGACTGTATGTCAAGGAAAGAGGGAAAAACGCAGTTCCCCCTGGACCAGACGATAATCCGCTTAGAAAAAGAACCTGGCTTCCCTTAATCTTTTCGAGATGGACAGCGGAAACAAGGTGGCAGGCGGAACAACAAGACTCTAAGTCAAGGATATACTACCATCTTCTTGACTTAAAATCAAGCCCAAGAAACAGAGAGGGAGGTGATTTGTTTGGAAATCAAAAAATATCGGGAATTGGCGGGGATTACCCCGGCTGAATTGGCCCGAATCATGGGTGTGGACCAGGCGGCAGTAACCCGGTGGGAACGGGGGCTTGTTTTGCCCCGGGCGGCCAAAATTCCCAAATTAGCTGATCTGTTTGGCTGCACCATCGACCAGCTATATGGTCGGGAGCCGCCCACGAAGACCAGCTGACAATCCGACCATACAACAGAAGGGAGTGAAAGTCCATGCCGGAAAACTTCCGGAATATCTACAAAATTGCTCGCCGCGCTGCCGGTTACACTCAGGAAGCGGCATCAGAAATGATGAATCTCTCCGTGGAGACCCTGCGTGCTTA